CACTGCGTCTGCGCCAAGTGCAGTAACTCTATTTGCAGCAACGCCTCCCATGTTGTCAGAACCTAGTGGGAATCTACCTCTTAAATCAGGTATCGTAAAATACGATACTCCGTTATCACTAACCAACGACGGGTCTTTAAAGTTATGTTGAATTGCTAACCACAAATCATTATAGTCAGATTTTTTAACTTCAGCGCCATCACATATTAACCATCCTGATGGAGGAGTGCTACCGCCATACGCAGAAATAATACCTGGTGGATTTAATGGAATTGTTTTTAAGAAATTTCTCTTAGTTACGCGGAACAGTCCTGTATTACCGACTACTTTGTTTATAAGTAGTTCATCAGCATTTTCAACATCTAATTCTACAGTTTTATTTGATATGAAACTGTTTGCAATTCTAACGTCGAATGTTTTAGTGCTTCCGCCTGTTTGTCCATCAAAAGCAAAACTGTTTGGTGTAACATCGCCAGCAACGCCAAAGGTTGTAGCACTTGCTAATTTATCTGCGCTGCCTGCTCTTCCACTAACAGTACCGTTGATGTTGCCTTGTAAGTTTCCGTAAAAGGTTGTTGCGTAAACTTCATTATATTTTAAAGTTGGCGAACCTATGTCTCTTAACGCATTTCGATCCGGTCCAACTGTTCCAGTTGTTATTGATCCAGCATTGTCAGCGCCTTGTTTCATTACAAGATCACCTGCTATATATAAATTTTGCGCAATACTGGCGCCGCCTTTAATAATAGCAGATCCTGTTCCTGAGTCAATAGCATTAACTGTGCTTTCAACCTTTAAAATTCCAGTAGTTGCATCTCCTGCTTTTGGACTTATTTGCACATTTCCTACAACGTCCAATTCTTCATCTGGTGCTGTATTATTAATACCTACTCTCTGAGTACTATCAATGCGCATTACAGTATTTGTATCTGCACCTTGTACTAAGTTAAAATCAATGCTAGAACCGCTTGATCTATTTTCAATAACTGCTGACGATCCGTTGTTAGCTACGTAGATATTAAAATTACTACTAGTACCTAGTTGTACGCCGTCGTCTGATTTAATTTTTAATTGGAAGTTGCTAGTTGATGCACTGTCGCCTCTTAAAAAATTACTTGCAAGAACTGTAGTTCCGGAAACTACTAATGATTCTGCTTTTTCTGCTGTACCCCAATACTTTAATACTTCTAAGTCAACTAATGGAGTTGTAGTTAGATTGTATCCAGCTTTAATACCTGCTGTAAATCCAGTAATTGCTGTTTTAGGAATAAATGCCTGCTTACTAATAATAGCTGCTGGTTCATTTTCAATTTTTATAACTAGTACATTATATGTTACGTCATCAGACCCAACTATTGCTTCTGATTGTGCTCCAGTAAGAAGTCCATCAGAGAAGCTTGGTCCAACTAGTACCCAGGCGCTGCCTGTAAATAAGTAAAGCTGCTGACTCTCAGTATTAACCCACAAGTCACCTGCAACAGAATTTGCAACAGCTGGTTGATTAGTTGCTTTTTTTAGACCGCCGGCTGCGCCCCATGTTGTTCCATCATAAACTTTAAGCTGATCAACACCATCGGTATTATCGTACCATAGTTGGCCTTCAACTGGACGTGACGGAGCTGATATGTTTGCAAAATTTTCGAGCAAGTGTAGGAAATTTTCTGCTACTACAGTACCGTAAGAAGTTGAATTCTTGCCTGGGAAACTTAGACTAGTGTCGGTATTGATTGTTAAATCTTCGACAACAATATTACCTTTATTAATATTGTCAGTGTAACGAACTTGATATGCCATTTATATAACTCCTTACCCTGCTAAACTTTGTATGCGTACAGTGTAATCTATTTGAATAAGTCTGTTTAAAGACTTCTGTACTGGATGAAAAATTACATGAGTAATTAATCTGCCTGTTCCTGCTGTATTATAACTACGCAATCCTAATTCATCAAACACAAAAGCATTATTATAATCTGTTGCTGTGTCAAACGCATCTTGACCGTTTGGTTCACCGTAGTCTAACAAACAACTAACAATAACATCAGTGTAATTAGTGCCGCTTACATGACGTGTCTCTATGTAGTTACGAGAAGGGTCATTGTTATTAACACTGCGATCATCTACAACCTTAGTAAATGTTTGATTGTATAATGTAGCATTTGTTCCTGTGCTGTTAGGTGTTAGGTATGTAATAATCCCAGAAGGGTCAACACTTGTGCCGCCGTTTCCAAAGCTCATTTCATACACAAATCCTTGACCTGCATTTGATAAACTCTCAGCTAGTGCAATACTCATATTTTCATAATGAATAGCATTTCGCTTGTCTACATATATTTCTTTAGTTTTAGGATCACTTATCTTAATGTGTCCTGTAACTACTACTCCGTTTGTATCTTGCATAATATTTTCGCTCACTTTGTTTCCTACACTGTATTTATTCTGGTAGCGCCGATGTTCCTGCTCTTAAGAAATATCCGATATCAGTTTGTGTTTCGCCTAACGAAACGCCTAAGTCCGTCCATGGTCTTCCTATTTTACGCATAATTGATATCTTTTGATTAGCTACAGGAGTATCTAAAAGTACTACTGAACTAGTAAGAATATTATTACTTCCATCATATGTATTTAATAACGTAAATTCTGCTGCTAAAGTAGAGTCACCTTCAGGACTATCAAGTGCTAATACTGGATTAAATGATTCTAAAGTTGTTTTGCGCAGTCTTTTTCCTGCTACAAATATTTCAAAGTCATTAACACTACTTGCTTTAAAGTTAAGAAGAATAGTTGCTGACGGACTATCAGGAACTGTTACTTCTTGCACTTGTGTTACATCTTTATAAGGAATAGTTTTAGAAGGACCTTGGTCATGTACGCCCGTTCCTGTAACATTAATATCTTTTACACCTGTGCCAAGTGTACCTCTACGAAGTTGACGTAGTAAGTTGCCTTCTTTTACAAAATACTCAATGCGCTCACCTGCAATAAACACTACACCTGGAACATTTGCATACTTATTTGGTTCTGGTAATTTACTAGCATCAACAACTTCAATTCTTAAGTCAAAATAGCGTAAATCTTTAGCTAATTTTGTTTCTTCAATATCAAGGCGTTTAAAGTGTGTTCTATTAAGAATGTCTTTAAACTGTCTGTATGCAAATTTAGGTACATTTATATCTGCTGCAAAATGTATAACTTCTATTATATCGTTAGCAGCAGGCCTTTTATTTAACACTACTTTTGTTTTACTATCAGTTAGATATTAGTCAATACTTGGCGATAGTAGTTCGCTGTTAACTGTTACCCAAACATACTCAGTACTGTGTGCAGGCTTACGTAAAGTAATTTCACCTACAGTTAGTCGGTTATAAGTTACATACTGTATATCTTCAGTAAGTAATGTATCTCTTGACACTACATCGTAATTTATTCTTTCTATGCCAAGAATATTATGGTTACTAAAATTAAATATTTCTACTACAGAATCTGCTGTAGGAGTAGTATCTAAAGTTAACGTTGTTCCATCAAGTTGGTAATCACCGTCAGTAATAACATATACTTCAAGTATGTCACCAACTTCGCCAACACCGTCGGAAAGATTAATACTACTTGTAAAAATATCAAATCTCCACTGCGTAGGAGTAGTAATTTCTGTACCATTTAAGAACACTTTTACATCACTAGCTTGTAATGCGTTGCCTGGTTGCTGGAATGATTCGAGCTTATACTGTCTATTAGAATCTGTTATATTAAATTGTATGTTATACCCTGCATTTAATATTTTATTATCAACTTTTACTAAAATATTATATGCTGTTGGTAAACTATAGAACGGTGCTTCGCTAAGAACAAATGTATTTGTTACTCCTGAAGCAGTAAACGAATCTTTAGTAATTTGACTATAATTTACTTGTACATTATTAGTAAATGCTGTATAATGTATTACAATATCCTCAGCAGGTGTAACATCAAACCTAATAGCTGTTCTATTATTAACGTTTAAAATAGTTACATCTGTTTTACTTCCGTCAAGTGTTACATGTATTGACATATTGTTAACATATTCAACAGTTGTTTCGTATGTTGCTGATGACCCATCAGCAACTAATGTTCCAAAGTCTAATATGTTTTGACCAGTTCTTTCAACTGTAGTAATATTAAGCTCGGTATTGTCACTTGGGTTACTAATAGTGACAGTATTTGCTCCCCAATCAATTGTGTATTCCGAGTCTGCTAAAATTACATTTGACACTTTAACAATAACTGATGGATTACTTCCAGGCACTGCGCCTAAATTATATGTTAGCTGTGATGGACCTGTGCTGTCTGTTACATAACTTTGGCTATGTATTGCACCAGTGCCGCCACTGTCTCTTGTAAATACTTTAATATCTAATGTATCTAGCACTTGTCCCGGTACAAGTTCTTCAGGTCCGGCACTAGTTGTCGGTGTATTAAAGCCATCGCCGTCAACAGTAATTTCTTCTGCATTAACGCCGCGGGCTGTACTATAAGATAAGTCGCCGCCGCTCAATGCAGTATCATAGCTTTCTGGATCTGGAATAAAGCTACCATCGCTAGTGTTTTTTCTAACAACAAATACATCGTTGTCTGCTAACTCTATACCTAGATCTTGTACAAATATTACCTCAGTAACACCGTCACCTATGATACTAGATGTAATAGCGTTTATATTAGTAGCAGACGATCCCGGAACTTCATCTGTTCCTGCTACAAAATCAGGAGCATCAATTCTTACACCATTCTTATAAAGATTATAAGTCGTGCCGGCTTCAAGTGCTGCACTTAGTTCTACTGCTACAGTTGACCCGTCTAATACAAATATTTCATCTTCGTAACTATTATCAAATGTATCCCAGCTATCAGTAAACCATCCTTGGCTTTCCCATCCTGCAGGACCTGATAAATCAAAGCTAGTAACTTCTACTCCACCGTAATCTACGCCTGTCATTAGCTGTGCTAAATCTTTGCCTGTCATCGTTGTTGTTGGAGAGTAGCCATGATTAATTCTGTCTGATGCATCTAGCATTGACAACGGCTTTTCATAATTAACTATTATAGTATCGTTTAGTTTAGGCGCAATAGCAAATGTAATTTGACCTTGTTCTCTTGTGTAGCCAGCAGTAATATTAGTAATATTTGCATAAGTATATGCACTTTTTAATTGTTCGACGTCATTGATAGTAATGCTAACTTTAGTATTATTTGAATTCATTGGCCATTCTAAAGTAAACTTAGAATTTACACTAGTTCCAGTGAAGGTTTCAATTTCAGCTAGTGTAGTAACTGTATAAGTTTTAGACAGTCTGTCAAACTTAACGCCAATAGTTGGTGTTCTTACTACGCCGTTGCCAATAATTGCACTTGCCCTTGCTGGTGTTCCGGCTTGTCCAATTGAGCCTTCAATAGTAACAGTCGGCGCACTATAATAACCTGTTCCGGGATTAGTTACTTTAATTTTAGTAATTTTTCCGTAGCCTAAATACGCCTCAGCTGTTGCACCAGTTCCGCCTCCACCTGTAATTGTTATTATTGGTGTATATGTATATCCGTTTCCAGCATTAGTAACTGCAATACTTTTAACTGTGTAGCTACTATTTTCTAACCATGACTTACGTGGGTACAAAGATGTATTGTCGCTAGTGTTATAAATTGTATCTTCTGAAATAATTGCACTCGAAGGACGAATTTGCTGATAGTACGTGTCAAATCCAGCTGGCAAATCAAAGTCGCTTACTGAACTATTTGTATTATCTAATGCATCATATGCACTTACATATTCTCTGACTACAGTTTTATAAGGTTTAACTTCTTCAATGTAAGAATTATAACTGCTTAATGTGTCTGTATTAAATGTTACATCCTGTTGTAACAATCCAAGATTATGACGGGCTTTAACAAAACTAGTTTTAAATAACCAATCTACATAACTTTGCTCTGACAAAATATAACGCAATGAGGCAAAGAATAACTGATTATATTCTACTTTTAGTGTATTAATAAAGATATTATCTTTAATTGCATTAAGTATAATTCTTAATTCTTTTTCTGTATTAGTGCTTGTGTATAACGTGTCTAATAACTGTATTGTACCGTTTTGTCTTCCAATAGTTTTGTAGTTAATAGTATAATCTTCAGTAATTTCGTTTGCTTCTTTTTCAAGAAGTAACCAGCCGCCTGTTCCTACATTTTTAATTTTTACAATATCATTTAATGTATCATTAAGAGATGTTAAATCACTAGACTGTTCAATAGTATATGTCGGAATAGTAAATTCATTAACAGTAGTATCATACCAATCTGTATATTTCCAGCATGTGCTTATATCATATTGCTGCGTTGCTGTTCTAGACCAAGCCTTTGTAACATCATTATATTCATATATTGCCCAATTGCCGTTTACAGAAGAATCTGCATTAACAAGTGTTGAATATTTTCTAACAGTAATAATAGTATTATCATCATAATCTGTGCCTCTGCTTGTTACAGTAGCACTAATAACTTGTCCTAGGTTGTTAATAACTGTGTTAATTTCAGCGCCTGTGCCTGCACCTGTAATAACAACAGACGGTGCAACTTTATACCCTCTACCTGCTGACGATATCATTACGTTTGTTAATTTTCCATTTACTACAATAGGTGTTATTATAGCAGGAGTAACTTTATTTGTACTAACGGTTGCTAATTCATCAACAGTATCAACTGTAACATCAAAACGTCTTGTTACTGCTGATGGAGATTTGTCTTTTTCCAACAATTTTGATATATCATATTCATCTACAATAATGTTGCTAGATAAAACAATATTAATGCGCTCAATTACTTGCTTTAATGCCTCTACACGGTTTACAAACATGCTCTGACGAGGATTAGTTTGTACTCCGTATTTCTGTTTGACAGTCAAATTAGTATTCGGCACCGGTCTTAGTTTACTATCAGAACCAATTAAACTATCAAACCATTTACGTTCTATTTCCGGATGTATATTACTTGTATCCAATCCGTCTGACATAAGATAGTATGCACTGTGTACATTTTGCTCTTTAATTGTGTCGCTAGTAGAATAACGAATGTTTAATACAACATCATCGTTGTAAATTAGGCTGTCACAATTATTAAGTATTAGTCTATTGTTAGCAGCAAAACTAATATAACGATAGCCCTGCTCTCTTGGTTGAGCAATTAATCTTGCAATATCAAATACACTTAAAGATCTGTTTTCTACAGCAGGAATAGTTAACTTTCTTTCTACCCAGAAATAGTACTTTGTTTTAAATGTCTGTGATATATTATCGTATGCAAACTTTGTGCTGTACTGCGAATCACCATAAACACTAGTGCCACTAATGCCTGTAACTAATCCTGTATCAGTGTCGGCTATTCCATCCCAGTTGCTTGGCAAGAAGTCACTTTCTACCCACTCGTATACATCAATTGTCGAACCCGGTTGCAATTCGTTCCAGTGTGCCTTCTGATACTGAATGTCTCCTTGGTACGGATATACAAATCTAGCAGTACGTAAGTTCCACCATGTTTGTCCAACATGTTCTTCTGCCCAAAATACATCAGTGTCTAAGCCGGAATATAAACTTACATTATATGTTGCTGGATCATATCCTACTTTATACGTAAGTTCTTGTTCTGCAGGACCTGCAATCTTTCCTTGTATTGGATCAATATAATCCAAGTAAGTAATAATTTGATTTTGCCTCTTATTATAAAGAAATGCTCCTCTCAATTTAGATACATCAACTGGCTTAATTAAATTTCTTGTCCTAGTCCATGCTAATGTGTTTTCAGGCTTAATATATTTTAATAAAGTTCCTTCGTGACCGCCAATATTTTTATTAGGCATACCAATATAAAGAACGTTATTATTAGCATATAAGTTTTCGCCAAAGTACGAGTTAGCTAAATCATAACGAATTGATTCCGAAAATACTAAACTATTTTCAATATGCTCGTATATGTACACTACTCCAGTATCTAATAATATATTACTAAACTGAGTGAACTCCATGTCAAAAGTAGTATCAATATTAGCAGCTACATCAAACGTAGTTGGTAATTTCATATCTCCATTTATACTTGACACTATAAGGTTATCTGCGCTAAAGCTAACACTAAATCCAAACATTTCACTTTCTTCATTTTGCGGTGATTCTAATGTTTGGGCGTAACTAAACGATCCACTTTGTTGCTTATAAATGTAGACTTTACCTTGGTTAATCTTTTCGTCATCATTAAATGGTTCGGTAATTGCTATAGTAGTTCCTGACGGACTAACAGCAATACTGTTTGCAAATCCATCAATATTATCAACACCATCTATAATTTGACTTACAGAATATTTGTTATCAACTAGTCGATAAATTACAACTTGCTTTCTTCCAGAGTTGTCAACACTACTATCGTTTATACTTGCTTCACTAACTACTGCTAAAATTGATCCGTCTATACTTACATCAAAGTCTTTACTAAACTGATGTATATCATCTGCTGGATCATAAAGTGTTTCGTCATAAAATGCATTTCCTGTAAGATTTGGTAATAATCCTACATAATCTAAACCGTCTGTGATCAGTAACCAGTCATTTAACGATATTACTGCGCCTGCGGCAATATTAGTCTTTGCTCGATACAGTCTGCCGCTAATCGAAACTACAGAATTTTTAGCATACGGATATGTTGTATCCAGTACGCCGCGGTAGTTTTCATCTTTACTAGTTTTCCAACTAATTTTATTCCAAAGGATTGGATTAATTATACTAGAAGCAACCTGTGTGTTAACATTTTTTACTGCGCGGAAATAGTCCCCTTCGTGTAAAACTATTTGATTAAACAAGTATGTACTATTGATATTCCAAATACCGGCATAATCATCAGCTGTAGTATAACCGTGCTTGAATATTTCAATTGTTCCGGGGTTTTCTCTTGTTGTATCACCTTGGCTTGAAATTAACAATGTATAAAGATTATTGTGTTTAATAAGCTTAACTTTTTTACCAAACTTTCTATTTTCAGCAGTATATTCACTAACAATTATATCTACTAATGAATAAGAGTATGTATCGTCTGTTATTACTTTTTTATAAAGTGCAACTGCTCCTTCATTAGCTAGTTCACTACTAGTGCCAATTGTAGATGCCGGTATGTTATAAATCTGTGTATAATCTTTGTTTAATTTGTTTGGTGGATTTGCTTCTCTTGATGCTCCAGCAACGTTAAATTGTTCATCAAAGAAGAAATATTCTTCGTCTATAATTGATGCAACTTGTTCCCAAGTTTCAGTAGTAACTGTAAAATTTGCATCTGCTTCAAATACAAACAACTTACCAATCAAGCTGTTACCTTTAGATCCTAAAACAACATCATTATCAAAATCTTGTATAGTTCCTATTGTGCGATCAACATCGCTGGTGCCTCTTCCTGTTGGTGCAAGTGCAGAATTTGCCTTACGTCTTAGTTCATACTTTCCTATATTGTTTAATGGTTCCCAATTACCTGTAATGTTTTTAACATATACTCTAATTGAGTTAAAGTTTCTCTGATAGTATACAACTTCGGCAGTACTAGTTGTGATACTAGTTAGTGCAAAGCCGCCGAACTCGTTAAATGGTGTTTGTATATCTTCAATAATATCACCAATAAGTGGCTCAAATACATTACCATTAAAGTCGAATCGAGTAAAATCAAAATCAATATATCCGTCCCATTTATCAACAATAGTTTGACGTTTATTTAATATATCAATGGTAAACCCTGCGGTTTCGATGTCAATATCTCTATTATCTAAATCATACAAGCGGAAGTCAATTGAGCTCAACCCTGATGATTCTACATTAGTAGTAAATGCGTCTGAAACACGTACTACCCACTTATTAGTTTCATACTTTTGTTCAACTCCTCCATTATCGCCATAATAGCTTAGATTTGTAATAAAGCTTGCTTGATTGGAGTTTTTAATATACGTACCAATAAGTCCAACTGTTGACTGAATGTTATCGTACTCGTATGGGGTTCTTCCATCGTCGATTACATCTCTTAATACATCAACATAAACTAAGCCGCGGCCAATATCAAAACTATTTCCGTTATTATTGTGCAGTGGTGCTGTAATTAACCAGTAGCCGCCAAGTGCATCAGATAAGTTATAAGTATCCTCTTCAGTGTATAAACCAATAAACTCATTGCCAATATACATTTCGCCGGATAGTGCAAATATTCCTGTAATGTCTTTTACATATACTACTGCCGTGTCGCCATCTGCCTGTACATAATGAACTAAACCGCTACCAGTATCTGATGATACAAAGTCGCCAATACTAGGAAGTGCTACATAGGCAGGTATTAAGAATACACTATCAATCTTAGCATCAATTTCGTGCAGCCCGGTAATAAAATCAGCATCTAATTCCGGAATAGTATTATCGAATGGAAAATAATTATCTAATGTAGGAAACGTAAAGCTACGGTTATTCCAATTAAGCTTAATTCTGTCTCCGGCTTTAGTACCTAAGTACATATCTTTAGGAGCTCTAACTAGCATATGAGTAGCATCAACTGTTAATCCAGGATTTCCTGCAACTAATAATTTAACAGTAGTCGAATCTGCATCTGCTGCATTAGCAATATTTACATACGTATCAAATGTTGAGAAAGGCTGACTTCCGATCTTAGGAAGAATTTCTCTGTTTGCTTGCCACACACTTTCTCTATAGCGTATTATATCATATTTGGTATAACTAGCTGGTGACTCACTAGTGCCACTTGGTCCAAACTCATTAAATTCACCTTTAAATTTTGTTTTAACATTGCTTGCCTCTGGTATACCAACAGCAAGATATTCGCCGTCTGGCGCAGCACTAACACTTTCACCAAATTTAGCTTCAGTGATATCGAATAAATTTTCCGGAGCAGTTATTTCAGTCTGTTGTACTAAATTACTGCTATCTACATTATCTGTATAATGGTACACAGACCCGTTGCCATTTTCTGCTGCACTTACAAACAAATCTAAGTTATCATCAGTTGCACTCATTGAGTTAGTGAATTTGTGTGAATCTCCATCGTCTACAGCAGGATTTGTAATAGTCTGTTGCTCAGTATATACTGGAGTATTTTTATATACACCCCATGTATTAGAACCGTTGCTACTATAGTCGTCTACCCAGACTGTTTGTCCTTCATATACATTTTCTTGTACAATGCTATTAAGCATGGATAAGTTGTCAGCTCTAACTTTACGCAGTTTAATTAATGTAAAGCTTTCTTCAGCAAACTCGATTGCTGTATTGTCTACTGGCAATTCAATTCTAATAGTATTGCCAGAAACAAGATTAATATTGTACATGCCGTTAATACTAAAGTCTTGTGCGCCTTTAATTGCAACAATATCAGTTGCATTTAAGATAGGTGCAGCCCACTTATCTAAAGTGAGTGTAAATAACGGATTATTTGCATCTGAAGTTATTTTATTATCAACTAATGTAGTTACTCTAGCTACACTTTCTGATACTTGATAAACTTGCCAGTCGTCGCTATCAGTGCGAGTCAACCATATATAATCACCTAACGAAAGTTGATTAATATCACCTTGACCTAAGTCTATTGTTGATCCAGCTTTATAAGTTACATCGTCTTCGTGTACATAGCCGCCGCTCATTACATATTCATTAAGTGTAGTAGTAGGAAACGGTTTATGATTATAGTTTTCAGGCTTATCATATGCTTCACTGGGTAATATTCTATAAATTTTATCGTATATTATGTCAGTAGGTATTGTATCAACAAGTTCAATTGATTGTGGAGATTCTTTTATTTTTTCTTCATCAATTATGTACTCAACTTGCTCAATATCATTAGTTGCTCCGTATCGACCAACTTGTATAGCCCAGTCTTCATAAAAATCAATGCTATTATTAATCGCAGTACTTAACGGATCAAATAGTTTAGTAATTGCGTTCTTAGTACCTTTGTCTTGTATAAATCCTTGATAGAATTTATATTGACTAACATCATCGTTAATAATATTAGATAGATAATTACGTTTCTGATAACCAATTAAGTGCTGCGCCATACGCTGTTGTTCGGCGTCAAAGTTATCACTATCCAGGTCATAAAAATCTGCAAATTGATTAATTTTATAATCAAAGTTAGTATACAATTTTGATTCAGGTTTTTCATTTAGTCTATACCAAAGACTGTTATTAAATTCTTTTGATCCAGCAACTGGGCGTAATGCGACATAAAAGAATTGTTTGTATTTTATAAGATCGCCGATGTTATAATCTTTCCACGATACCCATTGTGTTACTTTTGCATCATCGTAAACAAATCCTGGAATATCTAAACTACCGTTCCAGTCATCCGAACGATATCCTAGTACCTTAATTCTTTCTTGTCTATAACCAGTAGATGGTTGATATATTAAATCGTTAAACACTGTTGTATTATCAATAAGAATAACATGTTCTTTCTGAACTAACGGAAGTGCTACGTTGTATAATCCGTTATCTGTATTCTTAGATTGAATTTGGAAAGTATTTTTATCTCTGTATATAGATATATTCTGCTTGTCCAATGGCTGACCGTCTTCTTTTAATACTCCATAATTATAAAAATCATCAAATATATTATCAACTACTGAATATGAAGAATTTAATACAAGATCCTTAGCTCCAGGACTTAAAGATATAGTAGTTCCTGACGCCCATCCTTGTGTTGTCCAGAATAGAAACTCTCTAGCTGCATGATCCCAATTTTCAACATACTGGGTTTCAACATTAAAGAATTCAAATTCAAAACCAATATCTGACAAGTAAGCATTATAACCTAATATAAAGTCTACTATTTCTTGTGAGGAAGATAGTCTTGTACCGTATGGTAATTTTTTAATTACGCTTTTATCAAAAGATCTAGCAAACGTTGCTTGCTTTCCGCCAACAATTGGAAGTTCGCCAAGTGCTGCTAAATTAGTTTTATCAAATGTGTCTCCACTAGTGAAGTTTTTAGTAACCCTAAAGAACTTAAAGTTTTCTTCAAGTATTTGGCCACGAACATATGATTTTCCTGCTCGCCATTGCGTTGTCGATTCGCTTACTCCGCCAACACTTATAACAGGATCTGAAGATGCAGCGTTAGTACTATAATAATTAAAGAACGGATTAGTTTCATCATATCCTATAACACTAAATCCATTCGATGATTTTTCAATAACTATTCCGCTGTATGACAACGTCTTTAGTGGAGAACTAGTGTTTAGGAAGATTTTATAATTTTCATCCGGAACGTATATACTATTTTCTTGTGTAGTAATTGGCGCCCGACTATCCAGAATAAGTTTAAATTTAGTTTTGTCTGTAAAGCCGCCAATTTTAATTCCTAGCTGATTGTTTATACTTGCTAAGTTTGTTTTATAGTCGCTATAAACAGTTAATACATTACTTGCTATAAGATTGTAAATGTAATTAACAACTCCTGAAGTACTTACTCTCGAGTTGTCACTAGTTGTATTTGGTAGTTCAATATCTTTCAATCTTATGTGCTTGTTAGTAGTAGTATATACAAACTGTCCTGCAAGGTTTTTCTTAATTCTAGATTTATCAAATCCTACACTAAGAAATTGTGCTGGCTTATTAAGCATCCAAGACTTTAGCAATGCAAAAGGTTGTTCACTGCTGCGTCTCCAAGCGGTTTCTACAGGACTATGGTCACCGAAAGTAAATCCGTTAGATGCAGATCTAAAAGATACATTTTGTGCATAATTTGATAATACTGGAGATATTAAATTTCCTTGCTCGTCAACTGGGATGTGATTTATTAATCCAGGTCTTACATAATCAGTTAGTACAACTAATGGTTTTTTAGGTTCTTTAACAAATCCGTTTTCGAGATCTTGCCATAAGTTTAAATTATTTTTAGTGTAAGGTGCTGGACCGTATACTTCATTCCACCAATTTGGTTTAATTCTAAATCCAAGTATTTCCCAAGGGTGTGAGTGAGGACGATCTGTATCAAGTAATTCTTTATATACTCCTCTCCAAAATCCTGGAAGTTGGTTACCGTTTACAATACTAGTCATACTTGAATAATTAAATGTAAATGTGTTATTTCTATCGTAGAAATCATTAATAGTATAATCAGTATCAACAAATCTTAACCATTGAATAAAATCTTTTAGTGTTGTACTGTCAACTTGTAGTTTACTATACTCTGTTTTTCTGTGAGTGCCTGGAACAAATTTATCAACGTTTAATAAAGTATTATCGTAGGTGGATTTAATATTATTAAAAATTCTATTTTCAACATCTAATATTAATTCATCACGATAGTCTTTAAACGCTTTAACAAGACTTCCGTCATGTCCTTGTATCATTGCTACGCCAATTGGGTATTCAGGGTTTTCTGAATTGTCTTGTTCACCAAAAGAACCGCCATTAGTAGGAGCGTAAAATATAGTACTAAGACCTTTAAATTGGAGCTTAGTTGAGCTAGAACTAGAGTCTGCTAGTTCAGCTTGATGCTTACTTGTATACACTGGATAAAACCATCCGCGGCGCCTAGCTAACGCATTGAATGTATCAACTTCTCCATAGATCTTAAATGGACCTGCACCATTAACAGTAGTAGTTGAAATATAAGTTGTGTCAATTGTTAGTTCAGGTGCATACTTAGGTAACATTCCTAGTTTTGTCGGAGTTGACGGAACATAACTACCATCAGTAGTTTCGTATTCATAAATTTCAATTGTGTCGCCGACTGATTGATAACTGTCTATTAATACAAATCCTTGATTATCAAATGTATAATCAACTTCATGCGTTAACTGTGTTCCATTTAAATATATTAATACACTTTCTGGAGATAAAGTAGTTAAATTAAAATTATTTGATAATGCATAATATAAAGTACGTACATCTAATACATTGTATTCAATTCTATTTGGTGTGCCTGATGCAAGCATGTCAGAAAAGTAAAACGGTTGGGTTTTAACTTTGTCTTTGTTTAGTTCATACAATACTTTATCAACATGTAATTTTACTGGGCCGTCGAAACCTAAATTAGATGCAATTTCAACAAAGTTTCTTTTGAATCTCGAATACTCATCTCTGCTGTATTCTATTGCTGAAATAATATTATAGTCTTTATTCGTAATATGGTAAAGTGGTAAATTAATAGGACCACTATGTTTTATAAATCGCTTACCGTATGTATCTATGTCGCCTAAATCTCGCATGTTAGTGCTACCTGGATACAATCCAGTAAATTTAGGAAGGTCTTCAATAATTGTG